GTATTGTGTATAAGTTAGCCATTGTTAGCCACTTCCTTTCGTTTTGTTATATGCCGATATTATACTCTAACCCACCGACAATTTGCATATTACTTGTGAGTAATCCCATATTTTGAGACGCTCAACTCATGTGTTCTTAATCACATTTAGCCTGTGGACGACACGCCCGACACGCCACGACACGCCCGAAAGTTATCCACAGATTTCAGGGCTTTTTTTTAATGTGTCTTAAATCACATTTTGCCCCCACAGCTTTTGTGGGCGCTTCCGCCTTTTGTCAAGGCGACACGCCGTTTAGTCTATGTGACCTTCCTCACGCATATATTCCTCATGCTCAATTAAACCAATAGAGAACGCAATCGGATCGCAACACTCTAAGATTTCGCTGGCGGTGAATGTTGATACTCCGATTTTATAAGTAGGATAAATCTCATCTAACATCTGGCAGAAACTTTCCTTTAATTCTAAATCCTTTTCAAATTGTGATTTCATTTATCTCTCCTAAGTAATACGATAGAATAAACAAAAGCAATAGAGCCAACTAGTAGCCATGTTGGAATATCTATACCGACACCATTAGGCCATAGCCCGTTAATATATAGCGAAAAGTATTCGCTATCTATAAATAATTCTAAGTTCATTATTCGTATTCCTCCCAATCTAGTGTTAAGCCTTTTTCGATTACCTCGTCCATGCTAATCATGTCCTCATCAAATAGACTTTCCTCGTTATGTTTGTCTAACTTTTCGGCCTCATCTAAGTAGGCATAAGCGTCTGCTATGTCCGCTTGAATAGTGTCCCATTTAGTCATCATTAGTTATTCACCTGCTCTATCTTATGTATTAGGTATTCGAATTTTAGCGGAGGGTTTGCCTCGTTTAATTCATTAACTAGAGCGATAATTTCTTTAATGCTCTTAGCGGTTAGTGTGCCTTTTTGTAAAGAGCCTTGCCAAATTGAGTAGGTTAGTTTCATTAGTTATTACCTCCACTAACAATAGCACCGACAATAGCAATTAGAGTTATCGTGCCTAACACGATAGGCAAAACAATATGAGGATAATCCTCTACCCAATCAAAAAATAACATTAGTTAGCCTCGCTCTCATCTATGTCGAACATTTCAGCAAACACTCTGTTTGCTTGTTGTAAGGCCTCTAGTGCCTCGTTTAGTTTATCCATTTTCTGTCCTTCTTTCGTTAGGTTGTTCATTAAGGTAAGACTATCATTACTGACCGACAATATCAACACGACACGCTTAGAGCGTGGCGTGAGATACCTCACACTCCTCAGAGCAGCGTGGCGTTTCCGCCATGATTAAGGTCATCAGACCCACACGCTCAGACTTAGTAAGTCTAAGACGGCTAACGGTATCGGACTTGATACCGCCATGATTATATTCGAACAAAAGTTCGGTATAAATATCATTTAGTTTATTCATTTTAAGTTATCCTTTCTAAGATACTTTCGTGGAGAGCGGTTATTTGCTAGGCTCACCCTTTCGGGATTATTTGCTAGGCTCACGCTCTAATTCTTTATTTAATTTGTATAATATAATCCTAACAGGGGGGACTGACATTTTGCCTATCACAAATCGGACATGTCGGACATTTCAAAATAAATCTTAGAATAATCGTGTGAGATAAACCACATATGGTCGCTCTATCTGGACAAATCGGACATTTTAAAACCCTGGATCATACAAATAAAATCTATATTAACATTTTGGTAGATATGAATATTATAGTCGACTAGGATTATATATGATATAAAAAGGCGGGGGATGTAGATGTATCATCTATTGCGTATATATCCCAGATATAGATATACATTATGGATCTCTTCAGCTACTACGGTATATCTTCAGCAATTTATGTTATATTCCAGTATATAGCATTATATGGGGTATATGGGTTGTATTGATTAGTATGGGTATATAGGGTCTTTCATTTCCGCCGACGCACTTTTTTTCCGCAATTCACTTTTAATTTCCTTGTGAATTTAGTATACTGAATACCATTGGTCCATAGCTCAGCTGGCAGAGCGCAGAGCTGTTAACTCTGATGTCCCAGGTTCGAGCCTTGGTGGACCAGCATAAATTACAAGGAGGTAATTATGAAACAAAATAAATTGACACCAGAGGGCGCAATGGCAATTGGCGCACTTGTGGCAGCAATGATTATTCTTTCTATTGTTATAGCATCTTAATTTTGGCTTCATCGTCTATCGGATAGGACATCGCCCTTTCACGGCGGAAAGACGGGTTCGATTCCCGTTGGAGCTACTAAAATAAAGTGTTTACAGTTTTTATAATTTCTTTAGAAATGTTTCTATAAACAGATTCTGTATATTTTGGCAACAAGCCGTCCATTTTAGTTCCTTTATAGATTTCTAAATCGCCAGTTCTGGCATGGTCTATGTTTAAGGTGTTAGAACCTACGGACTCGTATACTACGGATTGACTTACTGGGGGAAGCAGTCCTTTTTCTTTAGAGAATTCATGCAAAGCTTTATTAAAATCATTGTTTGCTTGCATCCTTACATCATAAGGATAACTTGGGTAATTATATGTATTTAATTCTTCAAACTGTGGGAAAGCTTCAATAAATCTAATTTTTTTAGAAGGAAAAGTATTAACAAAACAGTCTACATAGTCTTGAACAATTAGTTCGGCATTACTGTATTTAGGTATCCAGGTTCTGCAATCTATGTATCCCAACCAAGGCATAATTAAATCTGCTTCTAAAATTTTCGAAACCCCAAATTGTAGTTCTACGCTATCATGTTCACGTTTAAATGTATCTTCGGCTAATGAAGAAATAGTGTTTTGATTAATGTTTTCAGAAAAATCAAGCCCAAAACATTTAAATCCAGCATACCCCCAAAAATCAACTTGTATATTAGTATCAGCAATAAATTTTGAATCGTCTAAAGTAATTGCATATCTATTTATTGTATATTTGCTTACCCTATCTTGTTCCGCCACCGATTCATGATTAAATCCTGCATTTGCATTTATGTGCTGACCACACACTCTAGCTGTATGACAATCTCCAACAACAAATACTTTTATTTTATTGTCCATATATACATTATACTATATTAAATATTTGATTTGACGAAGTTTATTTACCCATGTTATACTTCTAGCCTTGGACAGTTTTCGGAGATAATATCAAGGGGTTAAACTCCAAGTGCGACAATGACGGAAGTGTTATTAGTCTGATGATCTAATCCATAGATTATTCAACCGATGAATTGCAGGCTTACAACCTTAAAAGACAATTTCGGGGTCCTTTTACAAAAAAAGGGGTGTAGGGGTTGTATGCTCCAAATCTGGAAGTATCCAATTAAAAGAACATAATAATATAAATATATGCTTAAAGTATAAGAAAGATAAAAATGAGAATTTGGGACTTTGATCTTAGACCAATACCAGTAGATCATGAGACTGATTGGGAATACATTAATAGATGCCATAAGGTCCATACATACGTAGTTGGTCCTAATCCTCCAGCTATATGGTGGAGTATATAATCTACATATATATTCTAGTTGACTAAGATATATATTAGATATATAATAAATATATGAACTCTATTCATCAGAAATTAGTAGCAAGTTGTTTAATAATTATGATGGCATATATAGCGTTTGCTTACATCTTAGCCTAAATTTAAAATAGCCTTTAAAAGCCCTCTAAGGCCTATATCCCGATTTTCTGGGCATATAGCTAGGGGTAAGTATGGGTTCTCTACTTTCGACGCACTTACATTAAAGACGATATATCTTTATTATTCTTAATAACACAAGGAGTAATTCTTTTATATGGGTCACTAGCTCTATCTATTGCAATAGAATCTAATGAATTAAATATTTCTGGCGTTACTCTATTATTTTTTACATTTTCAGTATATTCATTTAAATATTCATCAAAACTTTTTTCTGGATTTTTTAAAGAGTTGTATTCTTCAAGCTTATTCATTTTTACTTGTCCATCCACATATGATAAAAATTGTCTTATATAATATTTAGAGTTTTCACCTTTTAATTTTTTAACTCCATGATAAATATCTACTGGAAATATTAATCCATCCCCTGCCTGCATTTTATACTCAAAATAATTTTCTATTAACCAGGCCTCTCCAGTTTCTCCAGATACCGAGTCTACATATGGTGCTTTTTCTATATTTTCATGATCAAAAAATATTATATCTCCACCCTCATAATCATCATTTACATAGATGTTAAAATTAAATGAATGATTTTGATCTGTTGCTATTCCTTTTATAACATCTTGATGAATATCCATCTGCCAACCTGCAGAGGCATTTTTATTAGTTTCAAAAATTACAAAATCAGCCATCATAACTCTATGAGGAGAGACATCTTCATCTAAATCTTTTAAAGATGTAGGTATACTTTTAGGTATATTATTTTTTTCAAAATATTCTAAATCATAAAAATCATTTTTATAAATTTTTAAAATTTCAAAAAATATATCTAGGCATTCTTTCTGAAGCTCAGCTCCTTGACTATTATTGCTTAAATAAGAACGGTCATCCATTGGATAGGCTTTTGCATAATTACCCCAGGGGTGCCAATCACGCCATACCTCTTTACCAAAATAAGGATCATTGCTATTTTTAGAATTTTTTATAAATTCATAAGTGGCAGATGGGTCCTTTAATACATTTTTAAATAATAAAATTCCATTTCCTAAATTAATTGGTTTTAGTGTCATTTTTATACTTTCTAGGTTTAAATACTTTTTTAAAAAAATTTTCAATTTTATTTTGCATTTTTATTTCAGGACTTTCATTTTTATAATGTTCTGATTGAAAATACGGATTAAACATTTGATCAGAAAAATATCTTCTTGGAGTCATAGTATAATTATACAGCAATATAGTATAAAACCCAACCAGAGGCGGATCCGATTGGGTTTTGCTACTTATTGTAGCTACGTAAGGAGCCTAAGCTCGACCTACAAAATAATTGTATAATTAATATTTTTTAAAGTCAACTATTATTAATTTTTTTAAAATATTTTTTTCTATAATCTGATTTCCATAAAAACATAATTAAATTAATTCGCTCACCAGACTCTACTTTATTTACTAAATGTGGAAAATTCATATCTCCACGAAAAAATATAAGCGTTCCAGGATTTGGTTTTAATTTTAATTTTTGTAATGGAAATTCAATTTCCCCACCCATGTAATTATTATTTAAATATAGTATTGCAGAATAGTCTGGCTCTAATCCTAGTTCATTTGCAGCAAATGGATCTGTTCCATATGGCAAATAAAATGATCCGTCGGGCTCGTAATTATCGTAGTGCTCTTTAATCTCAGACCCAGAAGTCATTTTACTATAAAAAATTGTTCTTAAATCTATTTCTACATTATATTTTTTTGATAAAATTTGTTTTATAGAAATAATAGAACTTGTTAACAAATCTATAGATATATTTTTATTAATATTTTCAGAATATTCGGAAAATTTCTTATTACTACCTATTTGCCAAGCAGACTCTATTCCATGACTTGGACCACCATAAATACCCAAATTTTCTGTTTCTGAAAAAGAGTCATTAAATGAATTTATTATAAAATTACAAGAATCCTCAGATAAAAAATTTTCTAAAATTTCTATATTATTTTCCATTTATATAGTATACTATATAAAAAGGATATATTATAAAAACTTGTGGATCTTGTACGAAATGCTGTGACGGCACCCTGGCCAACACAGTAAGAGGTCATGAAATGTTTCCAGGTCAATCTTGTTTCTTTTTAGAAATAGGAGGAGTTTGTAAGGATTATGAAAATAGACCAGATGATCCATGTAAACAATATAAATGTCTTTGGTTGCAACAAGAGGATGTTCCAGATTTTATTAAGCCAGAAAATGCAAATGCAATAATAGATATTGCAATATTTCAAAATAAAAAATATTTAAGATTAGTTAAATCATATGAAAGTTATAGCCCCGATATTTTAACTTATGCTATAGAATATGCTAGATTTAATAAACTACCATTAATTTGGAATGATAGCTCAGGAAATTTTCATCATCTAGGAGATAATATTTTTTGTGAAAATGTAATAAAATTCATGCAAAGGAAAAAACATGGGTCATAGAATAAAAGTTATAGAAAATTTATTAACCGAAAAAGAATGTAGCGATATTATTAATTTAATTAATAATGGAAAAGTATCTGTTTTTAAAGATAGCAAAAGCGCAAGAATTTTAGAAGAGTCAGAAGAGGTGAATTTAATATTAAAAAAATATTCTGATATTTTAACAAAACTGCATAAAGACGAATACGGCTTTTATCCAGAGCTTTACACAACTCAAGCATATTTAACTGCATGGGTTCAAGGAGGGTACGCTGGGCCGCACATTGATAATCCTAGACATGGAGAAGGATTTATTCAATTTAGTAGCATTATTTATTTAAATGAAAATTTTGAAGGTGGAGAAATTGAATTTCCAAATCAAAAATTTAAATATAAAGCAAAATCTGGATCTGCCGTTATATTTCCAAGCGCAGGTACTGAATATTTACATAAAGTAAATGAAGTTAAAAATGGAATTAGGTATACAATTGCAATGTGGCATTCAAGTAGAAAAGATCGTGCCAATAAATCTTTGTACCCAGACTTAAATTAATTTATTCAATATTTTTTAATAAATCTTTAGACTGTAAGGCATCTAAAATTTCAGAACAAACTTGTCTATAGTATGGTTGAGCTGCAAGTATTTGTTTTTCAAGTTCTATTAAACTATTTCCAGATTCAACAGCAATAATTCTATTTCTGGTATTAATTTTTTCTACCATTAATTCTATTGCTTGCATTTTATTCATTTGAGTCTCCACCTTCTGTTGTAAATGCAGGGGCTGGGCCTAATAAAAATCCCTTTTCATGATACTCTATTAGTTTAGCCACTTCATCCCCATCATCCTTTGATGAGTATTTTGCTAATAACGTTAAAACATCGTATATTCTATGTAGCATTATATAGTTTACCATAGGCAAATTATCTTCAAGATTTTTGGCTTGCTTGTTATCGTCAGACATTTTTATCAACTCTTTCTTTTATGTCGCTATACAATTTTTCTCCAATAAATTTTTTATAGGAGCATGATAAACAATATAAGTATATATTGTCTTCCAAATCTAAATTAGATTGAAGAAGGCCTTGGTCCATTGGGCACTCAAGCCTAGGCACAAGACCATCTTCTGATAAAGCTATATATTGAGATACATATTGTATCTGTCGCAAAATTGCTCCTTAAGCTTTAGGGAATTGATTAATCAACTCCTTGGCCTTTCCTATTGAGTTAGGCCATGACGACCAATCTTTACCGCCCTTGGTCATATAGTACGTTATCTCTGCGTTTGTTACTGGATCAAATAATTCCTTATTTGACACTAAATTGAATTTTTCTAATCTATCTACACCAAGTTCCCCTAGCATATTAATTTGAAAAATCCCGTAAGATTTATCACCAGTTGATTTGTTGTCGTTTAGAGCAAGCGGTCTTCCGTTAGACTCTACCCTAGCAACAGCCCAAGCTGTTTTTAAAGCAATTCCTTCAAATCCCACAGCCCATAATAAATCTTTTAAATCTTCGGCTGCAAGCATTTCAGAATGCTTATAAGTTTCATTGCTGAACTTATTTATTATTTCTCTCTTTAGTTGTTTTTCGGTTTTTTGTACCTTTTCAGGCGCAGTTGTTAAAGCTTGACTCATTGTAGGTCCAGGCTGGACTGTAAATAAAAATAATGTTATCATTATAATAACAGTCCAATTATGAACTACATCGCTCAAACTTTGTTTGATTCTCTCCATTGGCATTCCTCCTTTAGAGATAACGAACTATAATAGTAGCATTGATTACTTAAGCGTGTCAACCCAGTTGACCAGAAAGAATTTATGAATATTTCATTTTCTACGCCTATAGTTAACCTAAGAACTAATAATGGATATGGATATGCAAGTAAAAATATAATAAAATCTTTAAATAACTTAGGACACTTTACTCCATTTCAAGATCCAAAATCTAAATTACAATTAAATTTTTCACAACCATCACATTTTAAATTACATAAAAATCAATATCAAATTAGTTATACACCATGGGAATCTACTGTAATTCCAGAAGATTGGAAATATTATATGGATGCATGCGACGAAGTTTGGGTAACTTCAGATTGGTGTGCAAATGTATTTGAAGATAATGGTTTTAAGGTTTCTAATGTATACCCACACGGCATTGATCCTATGTGGATGCCAAATAGAAGAAAAGAAGACGGTGTGATTAAATTTTTACATATAGGAGAACCAGCACCAAGAAAAGCTGGACAAATGGTACTAGATGCATTTGGTAGTTTGTTTGGAAATAAAGAAGGATATTTGTTAACCATTAAAGCAGATCAAATAAATACAACTAGAGTATATAACAATTATCTAGATAAAAATATTTTAGGTGTTCCAGATAAATATTACAACAATGTGTCTGTGATTACAGATGTTTTAAATGACGAAGAGCTTGTAAGCCTGTATCAGTCTCATGATGTTTTAGTATATCCAAGCTATGGAGAAGGATTTGGATTTATTCCACTTCAAGCACTAGCAACTGGCATGCCAACAATTTGTACAAGCGGCTGGGCACATTATGAAAAATATTTAGGTCCATTAAAATTAAAATCAGAACTAATAGATTCACCTTGGCCATTCCCACACGAAGGAAAAGTTTTTGAACCAAACTATCAACATCTACTTGAACTTATGAGAGATGTTTCAATAAACTTTAATGCATATTCAGGATATTATTTCTCTCAGTCAACTAAAATACATAAAGATTATAATTGGGAGCAGTTGACTAAGAATTCATTTGATAAAATTTTAAAAAAACTTAATTAAAACCTAGACCAATAAAATAAAGTTTGGTACACTTAGACTTCAATCAAATTTTAAAACTGCGTTGGCGGAGAAAAGGTCGTATATAAATGTCATTTACAATTGAAAACCCATATGAAAATTTTATTGCATTATCTAGATATGCAAAGTGGGTTCCAGAAGAAAACCGCAGAGAAAATTGGCAAGAAACTGTAGATAGATATTTTTCTTTTATGCTAGATCATTTATTTAAAGAATACTCATACGAACCTTCAGCAAAATTAATATCAGAATTAAAACAAGCAGTTTTAGACAGAAACGTTATGCCATCAATGAGAGCAGTAATGACTTCTGGCCCAGCATTAGAAAGAGATCATGTTGCTGGATACAATTGTTCATTTGTTCCAGTTGATTCACCACGTTCATTTGATGAAACAATGTATATCCTTATGTGTGGCACTGGCGTAGGGTTTTCTGTTGAGTATAAGTATATTAATAAACTTCCTGCTGTCCCAGAATCTTTAGAAAAATCAACTACAGTAATTACAGTAGAAGATTCAAAACAAGGTTGGGCAAAAGCATATCGTGAACTATTAGCATTGCTTTGGTCTGGACAGATTCCAGCAGTTGATGTAACTAAACTTAGACCCGCAGGCGCAAGACTTAAAACTATGGGCGGAAGATCTTCTGGACCACAACCATTAGTAAATCTTTTTGATTTTACAATTAAAATATTTAAAAATGCAGTTGGAAGAAATTTAAAGCCAATTGAATGTCACGACCTTATGTGTAAAATTGGAGAAGTTGTTGTAGTTGGTGGCGTTCGTAGATCTGCAATGATATCTCTTTCTAATATTAATGATATTGAAATGGCAGCAGCTAAGTCAGGTAATTGGTGGGAGAACAATCCACAAAGAGCATTGTCAAATAACTCAGTTGCTTATTCTAGAAAACCAGAAATGGCACAATTTATAGCAGAATGGAAAAATCTTTATGACTCAAAATCTGGAGAACGTGGAATTTATAATGTTGCCGCTGCACAAGCACAGGCAGCTAGATATGGAAGGCGGGATCCTGAAATACACTATGGGACAAACCCTTGCTCAGAAATTATTTTGCGTCCTTATCAGTTTTGTAACCTTTCAGAAGTCGTATTACGTGAAAAGGATACAGTTGATGATGTTAAGAATAAAGTAAGACTTGCCACTATTTTAGGAACGTGGCAATCTACATTAACAGACTTTAAATATTTGCGTAAAATTTGGAAAGATAATACAGAAGAAGAAAGACTGCTTGGCGTATCTTTAACAGGACAATTTGGACATAAATTCTTTTCTGGACAAGAAGGTTTAGACAAACTAGAGCAAACTCTTGTATCTCTTCGTGAATCAGCAAGAAAGGTAAATGCTGAAGAGGCTAAAAAAATTGGAATTCAAGAGTCAGCAGCAATTACTTGCGTTAAGCCGTCAGGTACAGTCTCGCAGCTAGTCGGAGTTTCTTCTGGAATGCATCCGTGGCACTCTAAATATTATATTAGAACAGTTCGTGGATCAAAGACAGACCCAATCTCTGTTTTCTTAAAAGAAGTGGGCATACCAGTCGAAGATGATGTCATGAAACCAACAGAAACATATGTATTTTCTTTTCCAATAAAATCTCCAGACGATGCAATTGTTAGAAATGATTTAACCGCTATAGATCATTTAAACACATGGCTTGTTTATCAAAGAGCATGGTGTGAGCATAAGCCTTCAATTACTGTGTCAGTAAAAGAAGACGAATGGATGGAAGTTGGCGCCTGGGTATACAAAAACTTTGATGAAGTTTCTGGAATCTCATTCTTGCCTTCTTCTGATCATTCATACAAGCAAGCACCATATCAGGAAATAACAAAAAAAGAATACGAAGACTTGTTGTCTAAGATGCCAAAGTCTATTCGTTGGGAAGATTTATCTTTTTATGAAACAGAAGATGGAACTTCTACAAACGCCACACTTGCATGTACGTCTGACGGAAATTGTGAACTTGTAGATATCTCTGCATAGTGGTATTATATTAGTATTGGGTAACCCCCAAAATTCCTGGGCACAAGGCTCAGAAATAGGAGGATCTTAATGAAAAAAGATCTAAATAACGATGGAGTAATAACAATGACAGAACAAATCCTAGCAGCGGTTGGAACGTATGCTCGTGCATTCCTTTCAGCAGCAATAGCTTTGTATATGACTGGTAATACAAATCCAAAGGACCTTTTGATGGGTGGAATTGCAGCAGTAGCCCCAGTAATTTTAAAGGCTCTTTCACCAAGCAATCAAGAGTTTGGTTTCAAGTCAGCTAAGTAATTTAGTAAACTGAATTAAGAAAGCTCCTGTGCTAAAATAAGCATAGGAGTTTTCCTATTTTAGGAGATTTTGAAAATGGCAGTACAAAAGAATTTTGAAGTAGATCAAAATGCTACATTCACCTTTGAGGTTCAATACACCTTAGAAGATGAAGTCACACCAATAAGTTTAGTAAATGCAACTGCAAAGATGCAAGTACGTGATACTAAAGGTGGATCCAAACTAGCATTTACACTAACATCACCCTCTGGTGGTATAACAATTAATGGCGCAACTGGAACACTAACCGTTAAAATGACACCTACCCAGACAAATAAACTCTTTTATCCAAAATCTTCTTATGACATTATGGTTGTCGATTCTAACGGGAATAAAATAAAACTCCTTGAAGGGTTTTTAACTCTCAGTAGATCGGTAACTATATAATGTCAGCAGAAAAAGTAATAGTAACAGAAGTAAAAAATAAAGTAATTATAAAATCACCAGGACCACAAGGCCCTGCTGGAAAAACTATATTAAATGGAAACTCTGCCCCATCAAACAATCTTGGGGTCACAGGAGATTTTTATGTTAATAATACTACACATCAATTCTATGGACCAAAACTTACAGACACATCTTGGACTGACGCAAACATAATTCAATTGGCTGCAGAAGGTGCAGATTTTGCATTTTCTCAATCATGGGAAATAGCTCAAGTGACTGGACCGTTACTTGGAATATATTCAGTATCGATAACACATAATTTAGGATTTTTTCCAAACGTAACAACAAAAGATAGTTCAGGTGAAACAGTTGAAACTGGACTAGAATATGTTAATACAAACACAATTAAACTGACAATGGCTCAACCATTTTCAGGGACAGCGTACCTGTCATAAAGGAGAAGTAAAATGGCAAGAAAATTTTTAGTTAGCTTAGACCTTAACAAAAATGAATTACAAAATGCTCGAATTCAAAACCTCAGCTCTGCGCCTTCAAGCCCAGTAGACGGTCAAATATATTTTAATACAGTAGATAAAATTGTATACTTTTATGACGGAACAAACTGGATCTCTACATCTGGCTCACTAGAAGTAATTCAAGATGCTATTGGAGCATACGTTTCTGGTGGCACTGGCTTAACAGCAACATATAGTGACTCAACAGGCACTACAACAATTGATTTAGACAACACAGCGGTAACAGCTGGATCATACGGATCTGCAACAGCAATTCCTACATTTACAGTAGATGCACAAGGTCGTTTGACTGCAGCAGGAACAGTAGACGTAGCTACAGAGCTAGATATTACTGGCGATACTGGCACAACTTCAATCTCTTTGCTTACAGAAGGTTTAACTGTAGCTGGAGGAGAAGGTATTAATGTTGATGTAACAGAAAACACAATTACAATATCCTCAGAAGATGCTTCTACAACCAACAAGGGTGCCGCATCATTTAATACAGATGACTTTAATGTAACAGCAGGACACGCAGAACTAAAAGATACAGTTGTTAAAGCAATTACAACTGATTCTGGAGCACTTACCCCATCAGCACATGGAATATCAATTCTTGGTGGAGAAGGCGTTGATGTAACACATACAGGAACATCAATTACTGTATCAGCAGAAGATGCAACCTCATCAAACAAAGGTGTTGCCAGCTTTGATTCAACAGATTTTACAGTAACATCTGGAGCAGTAACATTAAACGCTGAGCGTGTACAAGATATTGTATCCTCACAAATTGTTGCAGGCGAAGGCATTGATGTAACATACGATGACAACGCAGGAACTCTAACAGTAGATGCAGAAATTGCAACAACTACAAATCGTGGTGTTGCTTCCTTTGCTACAGCAGACTTTACTGTAACAGATGGCGCAGTAAGTATCAAAAATGTTGATCTTGCAACACAGACAACTGGTAACTATATTGCAACAATTGCTGGAACAGCTAATGAAATTGAAGTTTCTGGCTCTGGATCTGAAAATTCAGCAGTAACAATTGGACTTCCAGATAGCGTAACAATTACCAACGATTTAACAGTTGGTGGAAATTTAACAGTTAATGGAACATTAACTTCTTTAAATACTGAACAAGTAACAATTGAAGATAACGTAGTTGTTTTAAATAGCAACGTTACAGGCTCTCCATTAGCAAACGCTGGAATTGAAGTAGAGCGTGGAGACTCTACAAATACATCAATTATTTGGAATGAAACAGATGACAAGTGGACACTTACAAATAACGGAACCAATTATCATGCTATTACTAGAAAGTATGTAGAAACTCTTTCAACCTCTGCAACATCCTACACAGTAACTCATAATTTAGGATCCGCCGATGTGTTAGTTCAAGTTTCAGAAGTAGCGTCTCCATATTCTAAGGTCGAGACAGATGTAGAACTTACATCAGACTCAGCGGTAACAATTAAATTTGCAACCGCACCATCATCTGGAGCATATAAAGTAGTAGTTATAGGATAACAAATTGAAACTAAAGTCTTTATTAAATTTAGCAACATTAGCATCCGACCCTGCGGGGTCGGAAGGCGATGTCTTTTTTAATACAACAGAAAAGGCTTTAAAAATTCACAACGGAGCAATATGGGTAACAATAGCAACTAATACAGACCCAGCACCATTTTATTTACACACTCATACATACGATGGAGCAATACATACAATTGATATTGAAAACCCTATAACGTTTAGAGACATAAACACAACAGCAAGCGTTTCAGAAACTCTTCCTAAGATAACAGGGTTTGATGGAGGCCAGCCTTCAGATGTTGTTGAAGATCCTAGCTTCTTAGAACTATCATTGTTAGATGGCGGAAAAGCTTAATGTTTCAGGCAATTATAAACATCAGATGATATAATTATCTTAAGTCATAATTAAGAGGTAAACATGGCAACAAACTTTCCAAACTCATTAGATACATTGGTAAATCCTAATTCAACGGATCCATTATCTAGTCCGTCGCACTCTGAACAGCATATAAATCTTAATGATGCTGTTGAAGCAATAGAAACAAAAATTGGAGCAAATGGCTCTAATGATTCAAATTCTATTCAATACAAGATTGCAGCAATACAAACAACTTTAACTGACATAGAAAACAGCACCTCAGTAGCAGAACTTTTGTTAGGTCTTGAAGGAAATAATGATTTAACAATAAGTGGAATAGAGAACAAAACAACAGTAGACAGTTTTGCTAAATCTCTATATTCAACAGTAAGATATACACTACAAATCAAAAAAGACAACTTGTTTGTTTCTGATCAACTAGATATAGTCAATGATGGAACAGACTTACATATGAATAGATATGAAATATCATCAAATACAAATAATTCTCTTTATACTGTGCAATTAGAAGAAAATGCAGGTATAATTAGTTTGAAAGTAACACCGACAAGTGGATCTATAACCGCTAGATATTATAGAACCGCCTTAAAGTTTTAAGGCGTAAGGGGAAACAAAAAAATGGCAACAGTAGATAAAAACTTTAGAATTAAGAATGGTTTAGTTGTTGAGGGATCAACAGCTACAGTAAATGGATCTAATATCCTTACTGAAAACTCACTAGAATTTATTCAAGATACCGTAGCGGCACAACTTGTAGACGGAACACATACAAACATTTCAGTAAGTTATAATGACACTACTGGAACAATTAGTTTAACTGGCGCAGTAACATACACAGACGAGCAAGCACAAGATGCCGTTGGTAACGCAGTCGGAACTGGACTTTCATACAACGATACAACAGGTGCAATATCTGTTGACACAGCCACAATTCAGGCTCGTGTCGCAGATGTATCTGACACTGAAATTGGATACCTTAATGGCGTAACATCTTCAATTCAGACACAATTAGACGATAAGTCAACTGCAAGCAAAACCGAAACATTAACAAATAAGACTTTAACATCACCAAACATAAATGAAAACGTAGCCCTTACAGCAACCGCTACAGAACTTAACATTCTTGATGGTGCAACACTTTCTACAACAGAACTTAACTATGTAGATGGCGTAACCTCTTCAATTCAAACACAATTAAACAATAAATTTGATTCAGCAAATGCTTCAACAACAAATATTTCAGAAGGCACAAACCTCTACTTTACAGACGAAAGAGCACAAGATGCTGTAGGAAACTCTGTAGGCAATGGTCTTGATTATGATGATGCAACAGGAGCAATTTCTGTAGACCCTTCAGAGTTTACATTAAACTCTATCGGCGCACCATCTGCAGCAGTAGATTTAAACAGTCAAAAGATTACTGGCCTTGCAACACCAACAGATGCAACAGACGCATCAACTAAAGGCTATGTTGACGGAGTAATTACAACAGAGGTATCAAATCGTAATGCTGCAATTTCAACAGCAGTTAGCAATTTAGTAGACGGCGCACCAGACCTTCTTAATACTCTTAATGAATTAGCAGCAGCAATTAATGATGATGCTAACTACACAACAACTATTACAACAGCTCTAGGAACAAAAGCTCCTTTAGCATCACCAGCATTAACTGGAGTACCTACTGCTCCAACAGCAGCAGCAGACACAAATACTACTCAAATAGCTACAACAGCTTTTGCTAAAGCAGAAGCAGACGCAGCACAGTCAGCAGCAGAAGCCACAGCATCAGCAGATGCAACATCAAAGGCTAACGCCGCTCAAGCAGCAGCAGAAGCCACAGCATCATCTGCTCTTTCTGGAGTAACTGCAGGAACCACAGCGTTTACAGCAGTAAATGTTAACTCAGTAGCTAAGCAAATTGCTGCAACCACAGGTAATATTGCTACCGCAGCCGCAACCACAGCTTATGCATGGGCAAAGGCTTCATACCGAAGCGGAGAATTCCTTGTTAAGTCAAAAAGTGGAAATCACACAGAAGTTGCAAAAATTATGGTAACTCTAGACTCTTCAGATAACGTCTATATCACAGAATATGGAATGTCATCAACAAGTGGAGTTGCACTTCAAACAGTTTCAGCAGATGTAAGCGGAACAGATGTAAGAATTCGTGTAACACCTGCAAATGACAATACCGAAGTATTAATCACTGGTACACTGTTAGTATAATTAAATAAAAGGCCAGGGGAGAGCCTGAATCTCCCCACAAAAACAATTAGGGGATATGTGAACTTAAATGGCAACAGAGAATAAAAACTTTAAAGTTAAGAATGGAATAAATGTCGCAGGAGATGCTACATTTGATTCTAACGTCGTATTAGGTTCAACCCCCCTTAGATTTGACACAACAACAAACAAACTACAGATCCAATTAAATGGAACCTGGAGCCCAATTGCATTTGTGGCAGACATTCCAGACATGACAGCAGAAATAGGCTTTATGGATATTGGATTAGCTATTGACTACAATGGTCTTCCAGTCTATACAGTTCAGGCAAATGGAGTAAGTACAACAGCAACTAAATTCGCAGACGGTGGAGACCCATCAACTTCAACATATGGGTTAACATTTGATTCTGGAGTTATAGTCTAATAAAAAATAAATGCTATAATTAGCAAATAAGGGGTAATAAATATGTCAACAGTAAGAATTCAAGTAAGACGAGGAACAGCATCAGAATGGACCTCAGCAAATCCTACATTAGCCGCAGGTGAAATGGGTGTTGAAACAGACACCAGAAAAATTAAAGTTGGAACTGGCAACACAGCATGGACTAGCCTTGCATACATTGCATCAGATGCACCAGGAATTACAGAAATTGCACAAGATGCAATCGACTCAGCACTTTCAATGGGAGCAGGTCTTACAAAATCTTACAATGATGGCACAAATACAATTTCTCTTAATATTGACTCATCAGTTGTTGCACTTAAATCTTATGTCGATGATCAAATAACTGGATTAGACAACGCAGCAGCAGCAGATTATGTATTACTAGCAGATGTTGGTAACGCAGGCGGACCAGCAAAGTTAGATGTCGATGGAAACTTATTGGTTCCAAAATCAAGCATTATTTTAGAGGGATCATCTGCAGACGCATATGAAACAACCCTTACAGTAACAAATCCTACAGAAGATCAAACAATTACATTTCCAAATGCTACAGGAACAGTAGCAGTATTTACAAGTTCTGGAGATTTAGTAGTTCCTGGAAATTTGACAGTTTCTGGAGATACAACAACATTAAATACTGCAGAACTTCTTGTAGAAGATAATGAAATTATTTTAAATTCAAATGTATCTACTGGAGCTCCGACTCTTAGTGCTGCATTCTCTGTAAGACGAGGATCTTCACTACCAGCATTTATTCAATGGGATGAAGTAAATGATAAATGGGTAGCTAATTATGGAGCAGCAAATTCAAAAGAATTAGCAATTCTAGATAATTTAGATTCATTACAAAGTACGCTAGAAAGCTTTACTACTGGAGCTGTTCAAACCCACGAATCAGATACTACAAATATTCATGGTATTGCAGACACATCTAAGCTTCTTACAACAGATGGAACACAAACCGTTACAAACAAAACTTTAAATTCCCCTAAAATTAATGAGGATGTGCCTTTAACAGCAAGCGCTACAGAGTTAAATATACTTTACGGTGCAACATTATCTACAACAGAACTTAATTATGTAGACGGCGTTACATCTTCTATACAAACACAATTAAATAGTAAGGCGTCATCAACTGACTTATCTACACACGAATCTGATACAACTAATATTCATGGTATTGCAGATACATCTTTATTGGCAACAAAAACATATGCAGATAGCGCTGTTTCAACCCACGAATCAGATACTACAAATATTCACGGTATTGCAGACACATCTGCTCTTGCTACAAAAACATATGCAGATAGCGCTGTTTCAACCCACGAATCAGATACTACAAATATTCACGGTATTGCAGACACATCTGCTCTTGCTACAAAAACATATGCAGACAATGCTGTAACTCAAGAAGCAATCACCACGGCATCAAATCTAGGAACAGCAGTTTCCAATCACAATTCTGCAACTACATCTGTACACGGTATTGCAGACACATCTGCTCTTGCTACAAAGACATATGTAGACGACGCAGACAATTTAAAGTCTAATATAGCAGGACCAACATTTACTGGTACCGTAACAATACCTACGCTTTCAGTAACAACAACAGCAACAGGAATTACAGCAACAATGGTTGGATTAGGAAATGTTGATAATACATCTGACGCCAACAAACCAGTATCAACTGCTACACAAACAGCTTTAGACGCTAAACTAGCACTTGCTGGTGGAACAATGACAGGAGCACTAACACTTTCAGGTGCACCTACGTCAGATCTCCACGCAGTAACTAAACAGTATGTTGATGGACTTGCAGCTGGAATTAACTTTCATCAACCAGTAATTGCAGCAACTGCAGGAAACCTTGCTGGAACATATAACAATGGTACTTCTGGAGTGGGAGCAACATTAACAAAAGCAACAAATGGATCTATAGGAACTATCGACGGAGCAGCAGTTGCTGTAGGAGATAGAATTCTTCTTCGTGCACAAACTGATGCTAAAGAAAATGGTATTTACACAATTACCGCTGTAGGAGATGGTTCAAATCCTTGGCAAATTACTCGTGCAGCAGACAGCGATAATAGTCCTGCGGGAGAAGTTTCAACTGGAGACTTCGTATTCGTAACATCTGGCTCATCAAATGGTTCTAAAGGCTTCCTTGTTAGTACAACAGGAACAATTACAATCGGAACTACAAATATTAGCTACGTACAGTTTAATGCTTCTGAGGCAGTAATTGCTGGCACAAACATTACAAAGGATGGTGCAACAATTGCAGTAGAAAATGCACCAACATTCTCAGGAGTAATAACAGCATCTTCTGGAGTAGCATTTTCAGATGGTACCCAAACAAAAGAAGGCGTTCCTTCAAGAACTCCAATTATTTCAAAAACTGCAAACTACACATTATCTGAACTATCTGAAAGAGACTCATTAATAGAGGTAGATTCTACAAGCCCAGTAACAATAACAATCCCAACTAACTCAGCAGTTGCTTATCCAATTGGAACAACTCTAGATATACTTGGTACAAATACTGGCTTAATTACAATTGCAGGAGATACTGGGGTAACTGTAAATGCTACTCCTGGATTAAAATTACGTACTCAATGGTCATCATGTACATTATTCAAGAGAGCAACCAACTCTTGGGTAGTATACGGAGATCTTAAGGCATAAGGAGATATTATAAATGAGCAAAAGATCTGGTAGAAAATCACAAGCGACAAACGATTTCTTAGAGCCGCAAAAACCAATAATTAATTCTGTTTCAGATGTAGGAACGGGAAGAGCATATAATAATGGATCCGCTATTATTTCTTTTGAATTGCCAGCAGGATCACCAGAAGCATCTTCTTTTACAGTAACTTCAAGTCCTACAGGATTGACAGTTAGTGGGTCGTCTTCTCCATTAACAATGACTGGACTAGCATCAAATACAAGTTATACATTTACAGTTTATGGAACTAATTCATACGGAAACTCTGTATCTTCAGACCCATCTTCATCTATATTGGTAACTACAGTACCGCAGGCACCAGTTTCTCCGTCAGTATCTTCTTCTGTAGCAAACAGAGATGATGTTACATGGACTGCCCCAGAAACTGGCGGTAAAGCAATTTCATCATATACCGTTGTATCAAGTGATGGGCCATCATATGAAAATATTACAGTCACATCACGTAATATTGACGAAACTGGTGGGCAGACACAAAGTTATACCGTTTATGCAATTAATGCTAATGGAACATCTACTGGTGCTTCCACGAACTCAGTAACTACTTTCTTTTCTCCACCGTCATTCTTTGCACCTCCAGGATTCTTTAGTCCTCCAGGATTCTTTAGTCCTCCAGGATTCTTTGCACCTCCAGGATTCTTTGCACCTCCAGGATTCTTTGCACCTCCAGGATTCTTTGCACCTCCAGGATTCTTTGCACCTCCAGGATTCTTTGCACCTCCAGGATTCTTTAGTCCTCCAGGATTCTTTAGTCCTCCAGGATTCTTTGCACCTCCAGGATTCTTTGCACCTCCAAGATTCTTTGGCCCACCATACTTTAGCAAATGCTTACATGATGACACGCCAGTAACAGTTGTTGGTGAAAATGATTCTATTGAGTATAAATCAGCAAAAGATGTTCAAGAAGGTGACTGGATATGGGCAGTAGATATTCAAGAACTGCCAGCAGATGAAGCTGCTTATTCATCATTATTTTGGTCAAGTCCAACAGCAACATTTGGAGAGCTGGTAAAAACAGAAGTTATTAATAAATATACTTCTCTAGCAGAAGAAACAATTATTATTAATAATGATCCTTCTTCTAGGTTTACAGCAGAGCATCCAATGTTTATTACTAGAAACGGACAAAATAGTTTTATTTTGGCTGGATCAATTCAGGTTGGAGACATATTATCTAAACATGATTCGAACGGTAATATTATTTCAGAAGAAATTATATCTTTAGAGGTAATTACCGAAGAATGTACTGTTCATACCTTCAACGCAGAACCATATGATTTAATTTATGCCAATGGCATATTAACGCATAATAAATAACCTAGACATTTTTAGATTATTTTGCTATAATAAATAAACTAGTAGAAAGAATTTATTTTGCAAAAAATAGAAGTAGGATATGGTATTTGGCTGTATGAAAACGTATTTCCAGATTCTCTTAATTTAATTGAAAGAGTAGAGAGTACAATAAAACAAAGCAACGGAATATATTCCTGGAAAGAAGCAATGGTAGGATGGAAGAAAAAAATTCCAGAATATAGAAATTGTTTAGATTTTAAAATTGCAAAATCCAATAATTTTTCTATTATAAAAAATAAAAGTAGTCTAGAATTACAATCTATTTGGCAGGACTCTTATAATGCTCAAAAGGAATGTTTAGAAGACTATTCAAGTATGTATAATATTAAATTAAATTATTGGGAATCATTTAATTTTGTTAAATATACAGAGGGTCATCATTTTGAAGAGCACTCAGATCACGGCGACGCATATGTTTGTACAGTTTCTGGAGTAGGTTATTTAAATGATAATTATGATGGTGGCGAATTATATTTTCCAAAATTAAACATATACATTAAACCAAAAGCTGGGCAATTATACTTATTCCCATCTTCTTTTATATATTCTCATAAATCGCTACCAATAAAATCTGGTACAAAATATTCGATAGTAACAATGTTTGATTATAACGATAAGCATCATAAAGGAGTATAAATGTTAGAAAATGCAGAATACTTAGCACCAGGAATTATGGTCTATAGAAATGTTTTTACAGAGTCAATGAATTTAGTTGCAAGATTAGAAAATGAATTATCAAAAGAAAACAACCCATATAAATGGAAAACTGCAAAAACAGGATATAATCTAGAAGATAAAAGATATAGAGATTGTGCCGATTTTAAAATAAAAAGTAATCCTAATGGATATTTGATGCTAGGCGGAGAAAGCGTCCCCCCAGAAAATAAAAAAGAAACTGAATATGCTTTAGAAAAAATTTGGGAAGATTCATACGTAGCACAGATAGATCCAGTTAAAGACTATAGCAAAATGTTTGGGCTTGCTCCTTTAAATTATTGGGAATCCTTTAATTTTGTTAAATACGGAGAAGATCAACATTTCCAAGTTCATTCTGATCACGGATATTCTTATATCTGTGTGCTCTCATCAGTCGGATATATAAATGACGATTATGAAGGCGGAGAGTTATTTTTTGATAAATTTAATTTAAAAATTAAACCAAAGGCTGGCGATCTATACCTATTTCCTTCATCTTATATATATTCTCACGCAGCTATGCCAGTCACAAAAGGTGTTAAGTATTCTATAGTAACTATGTTAGACTATCTAGAAGCACCACATACTCCAGAATATAGAGAAATAGAAAAAAAATATACAGAAAATTATGCATAGTGTATAAAGTTACAGCCTATAAAAATAATAACTCTGCAAATATTTCTCAAATAAATATTAAAAGAGACTGGATGGACAATACAGTAGATGGTCATGCATATAAGTGTTTTCCAGTAACATTAGCAAATGGCTTAGGGTGGGGCCTTTCATTTCCAAAAGATATTTCTTTTGTATGGGACGGAATATCAGACACATCTGGAAATCATGTTAAAATATTAGAAGGCGAAGAATACTGCTATACAGAAAGAGCTAATGCAACAATAAGTTTTAAAACTGGAATAGTATTTGAAACAGATAAAGATGTTAGTTTGTTACAAATGCCAGTTCCAAATATGTTTATAGATGGGGCACAAGCATTTACTACAATTATAAGTACATCATTTTTTAAAGGAGAGTTTCCCTGTGCATTAAGAATTACTAAACCTTTTACAAAAATTACTATAAAAGCTAATCAACCATTTATATCAATTGTTCCAATATCTTTATCATATTTACAAAACTCTATAATTGAAATTGACAATTATAAAAATATAAAAAATAATGTAGTTTTAAAAGAAGAAGAGCACGTTAAAATTGTTAAAGAAAAAACAGATAGCGGTAAGTGGACTAATTTTTACAGAGATGCAGTAAACTATAAAGGTCAAAAAATAGGAGAGCATGAAGTAAAAGCAATAAGACTTTATGTTAATAATAAAAATGAATAAAATTATTTTTCATTCTTCAAGGCCATATAACAAAGACTCAAAAGACTTTTTGCCAGTACCAGCAAAATTAAGCATTCCCAATTGGTTTTCCCAAGCAAGTAAATATTGGAAAAACGATGATGGATCTTATGTAACTGATAATTTTGGAGAAAGAGGACTTGGATTTAAGTCTTGCCCAGCGTTACTAGATTCATTTTCTTTAGGGTATCTTTTAAAAACTCCATGTGATTTAGCTTTTTACGAATATAAAGGTGAGATATACGTAGAAACGCCAAAAGGATATGAAGAGTTTTGTGCAAGAAGAGAAAAAATGCCAGAGTTTGTGGTACCAAGTGGATATAGAGAAACTCATTTTCATTGGTGGCCAAATTGGGCTATGGAGACCCCCAAAGGATATAGCTTATTAGTTTTAAATCCCCTTAATAGATTTGATTTACCATTTTTAACAACTAATGGTATTATAGATAGTGATATGTATACTATATCTGGCCTTATTCCATTTTTTTTAAAAAATGATTTTGTCGGGTTAATTCCAAAAGGAACTCCGTATGCACAAGTAATTCCATTTAAAAGAGAGGATTGGTCGATGGATCCAGTCCTTCATGAAAAAAAAGAAATGGTAAAAAAACACGTTAAGACTGCTAAAAATTTTAGAGTAAAAGGCGGAGGAATTTATAAAAAAAATATTTGGGTACCAAAGGAATATAAATAGGAGGCACATATGTTTGAAAACGCTAAAGGAAAAGACATAATTCAAAATGTTGATTCTATAAACGATAATAAGTATATTAGAACAGCAAGGCAATCAATAACACCTTCTGGCTATTTCGGATCATCTTCAGATATGATACAAGAAATAGAAAACTTTTTAACAAATGAAGAACAAGAATTTTTATTAAATTTTGCTAAAAATAATAAAATTTGGGATGTTACAGAATCCCATTATAATGAAAATGGAACAATAATTTATGATCATAGGGTATGGGAAAATAGAGTAGCCACACTTAATACTTTAATGAAAGCAAATCAAGATGTTGTTCTAATGCTAAGAAATATTATAGATAGATTAAAACCTGTTATTGAATCATTTTATAATGTAGAGGCCATGTCTACCCACCCAGCTATTGTACGTTGGCCAAAAGGAACATATCAATTCCCCCATGCAGATAAAGAGTTACACGAGGGCCCAGACGCAGGAAAAGAAAATGACTTCCCATGGTACGATTTAGGAACAATATTTTATTTAAATGATGACTATGAAGGCGGGGAGTTACATTTTCCAAAACAAAATATATCATTTAAACCAAAAGCTAGAGCAGCATATTTTTTCCCTGGAGATATGAATTATATTCACGGGGTTAATGTTGTTAAAGAAGGATGTAGATACACATCTCCTTGGTTTTGGACCATAACTAAATTAAAGGATGACAATAATGTATGATATAAAACAACATAAAGACGATGTTTTTACAATAGATAACTTTTTAAATGAAGACGAATGCAAAAGAATTATAGATTATTTAGAAATGTCTGTGCAGAATGATTACATAAAATGGAATCAAATTTCTTTTTATGAATCGTATGCTATGGGTTTTTGGGAATATGATAATAATTTAATTCCGTTTGGTTTTGACCCAAAATATTTTCACAGCCTTAAAGAAAAAATAAAAAATGCTGGAGAAATTTGTTTTAACAATAAGCTGTCTGAAATTAGTTATCATGCACAAAAATGGACAGAAGGAGCATTTGCAGGATTTCATTCCGATAACTCTGATGAACACGGTAACCCTACAGCATTTCAAAGAAGTAAATATGCAATATTTTTATATTTAAATGATAATTTTGATGGTGGAAATTTAAATTTTGAACATTATCCAATTAATATAAAACCAAAAACTGGAATGATTTCAATATTTAAAGGTGGATATAAGAATGAGCACGAAGTAACTACAGTTAAAAATGGAGAGAGATATACTATTGGATCATTTTGGGACGATGCAGATGCAGTCTACACAGATGAAGAAAAAGCTAAATGGGAAGTGGAACTAAAGGGAATAAGATCAGAACAAGATTTAATGTATAAAAAATGGGAACAAGATAGACAAAATGGAATAATTCCAACATATAAGAGTAAATACGAAAAGGAGAAAAATGCATGAGTAACCAGTATCAAAGAATAGTAATTTATCCAAAAATAGAGGTATATAGAAATTTATTGCCAAATGTAGAAGATTTATATCAAACTATGAAAGAATCTGAAAAAACATCTGATGGCAAATACTATTTAAGAAAATGGGATAAGTGGTCAGTTTTTGGAACCTATACTCAACAAAAACACGAAGATTCAGAAGCTAGAGAGTATGGCGAAATGTATGATAAAGAAAAACTTTTATCTGATAGTGTTTATGAAGCATATAACATTGCAATAAATGAATATATAAAAAACAATAATGTTGTTATGCCAGAGGGAGCGCAATTAATGTCTTCCTCATTTTCAAAATATAAAAAAGATTTAGATGTTTTAGAAAATAATCTAGCAATGCAGTATCACACAGATTTTAAAATATTTGAAGCTGAATGGCCAGGTTCAAAGTTTTTTTTAACATGCACAACATACATTAATGACGACTATGATGGTGGAGATATTGAATTTTTTATAGATGGACAATTTGTTTCACACAAGCCAAAAGCGGGAGACATTTTAGTCTTCCCTTCAGTGCCACCATATTTTCATGGAGTAAAAACAATTAAAAAAGGAGAAAAGTTTTTTGTAAGAAACTTTATTACCTATATTTCAGACGGGTCACAATCTTGGTTAAATAGTCAAAAAATTTATGGACCTAGAGAATGGCTTAAAATAGAAGAAGAAAGAATTAAAAGAGAAATGCCAGAAGCAATGCTTTATTTTGAAGATGGAAAACAAATAAAGTATTCAGAAAAAATGAAAAATAATGAAAACAACAATACTATGTGATAATGTTGTATATTATGAAAATTTAATTGATGATTTAAATCATTTTATTAATTTAATTAATGATGTAGAACAAGAAAATGCAAATATTTTTTCTAATTGGAAGCCATGGTATGCTAGTAATGCAAATGTGCTATATGGAGAATTTAGAGAGGCTTCATTTACAAATATATTAAATAATTGTAATGAAGAATCAAGTTCTTTTATTATTGCAAAAACTCTTAAAAACTTAATAGATTTTTGTGTAGAGGATTATTGTAAAAAAACTAATCAAGATTCTGGGTACATGCCAGACCATTTTACAATAAGAAAATATAATACAAGTGCATACATGGGTCCTCACGTAGATACGGAAGATATTTATAACATTAAGCAACCATCAATTTCAATGGTATTCTATTTAAACGATGATTATGAGGGTGGAGAAATAGAGTTTCCAAATCAAGGAATTAAGATTAAGCCATCTGCTGGAAGCTTAGTAATTTTTCCATCTTATCAGCCATATATGCATGATCCAAAACCAACAAAATCTGGTTTAAAATATATGATACCTCTTTTTTGGTTTAAAGAGAAATTTTGGTAATTTACAATTTTTTAAAATTTAGGGTATAATTAAAAGATGTCTAATAAATTAATGGTTATGAAAGATAACCCAATAGGATTCTGGACACTTGATAGTGCTCAAAATGGCACGCTAAAAGATTTTTCTGGATGCAATAATGATGCATCATATAGTGGAATTTTTGATACATCAACCAAAATGATACCATTATCATTAGGCGGACAAAACTGTTTAGAGGTTAATTCAGACAATAATATAAATTTTCCAATAATAAACGGGTACTACCAGAATAATTTCCCAGGAGGATTCGGCACAGTTTATTACGGAGATAATGATTTTACATTAGAATGCTGGATATATCCTAAAATATATACGGATAAAATAACAAAAATACTTGGAGATGCTTCTAAAAATATTGGAATATTCTATAAAGATAAAAATATAATTTTTAAATTAGACCAAGAGTCTTTAGAGTATAATCTTCCATATGTAAATAAATCAATTCACATTGTATGTGTTTATTTAGTCAAAGAGGCTCATATCTATATAGACGGCATATTATGTATTAGTAAAAATATAGAAGGCAATCCATTTACAAATACTCAAGTATTAATATCATCTGGCCCTACATCTGACACACAAGATACTTTTTTGATAGATGATGTAGCAATATATAGATATGGGCTACCAAGTACAAAAATTTTAGATCATTATTTAAATGATAGTTACACCAGTCCAGCACAAATATCACAATCTGACAACGGAGAAATTTTTGAGTTCTATGATACAGACATTAGTAAAGTTTTTTCATATTCATATCCATTTAATAGATCATGGCAAGAATTAATAACAGAAGATCTTTATTATGATCAAACAAATCAATATATACAAATAAAAAGTAGTGAAATCCCAGAAGAAAAAAGTATTGTTTTAGAAGACACTATATTTTTGCCAGCTGCAATAACAATGAATTCTTCAAAAATAGATTGGTTTGGAGACAGTGGAGTTACTGTAGAAACTAGCACAGACGGAATAAATTATTTTTTATGTTCAAATGGAGAATCTATACCACAATATAATTCTTTAGAATTTAATGATAGTAGACTTTTAAATATAAGAATAACAATCTCTTCTGAAGATATATCTAAATATTTACCAAAATTATATAATTTAAATATTAGCTTTTATAATAATCAAATTATGTATTCAAAAAATGGATCAGGGTATTTATCCAAAATTGAAAATTTAGAATACTATTTGGGATCAAAAAAATATTCAGTTGTATCTAGAGATTTAAGAAATGGGATATTATCGCCAAGCGAATCTGGATTTAAAATTAATTTAACTAATAAAATAAAAAGCATTGAGTTTTTTTATACCCCATTTTTCCTGCTTCCAGTAACCGATGCAGAAATTGTAAACATTCCTTTATCTCAAAACAATGTTATTAATGCTGAAATTAATCCAAATACAGAAACTATAGACGTAAACCCAGCAGAAGTGGTAGACCTACTTCCTAAATTTAGCGGATTAATTTTACAAGATTCAACAGAAACTGGGTATTATTGGGATAGTCTAGGAAATGTCAATAAAGATAATATTGACTCTATATACGTAAATGGTGTGGATGCGACCCCAGAAACTAATATTTCTAATATATTTAAATATAATAATTTATATCATGTAGTCATTAACTTAACGGAGCCAGTAGAAGGGGAATTAACTATAAATCATAAATCTAATGGATCGGTAAAGGCTCTATATCAATATATGTCATTTTACCAAAATTCATTAGATTATAATAAGATTATTAATCATTATGATTTATATACCTCTAGGCAGTCCTATCAAACCAGCGGATCTTCCATAACCTTGTCCGAAAATTCAGTAAACCTATATAATAATGACTGGCTTGTGATACAAA